CATGTGCGATGAGCGCTGCGCGAAAGTCCGTCGCAATGGTCATGGCGCTGGCGCCCTCGGTTTGTTGAGTTTCTCGATCGCCGGCTTGATCTTGGCCAAGAACACATGAAGAGCCTGCGGTAGCATGCGTGCTCCAGCTTCCAGGAAGCCCACCCCGCCACGCGCAGACCGAGCCCCAGCGCGCACCGACTTGCGGCGCATGCGCTTGCCTAACGCGCCCGTTCTGAATTTGCCGCCGGCCGGTGTCCAACCAAAATTCAGCCAGCGCCAATAGAACGGGTCGCGCGGGTTCTTGGCCCCTCGATTTCCAATCGCCGCCGGCTTGACGTTGACGAACACGCCGACATCGCCGGCCCGTCTCGCCAGCTTGCTGTTGCGCACACTGATCGCCTTGCGCACCGTGCCCGATGCGCGATAGCCTTTCTGCACAGCCAACGATGCAGGGCTAAGAACCGGTGCCACGGCACGGGCCTGCTTTTGGACAAGCCTCGCACCCGCAGCAAGAGCATTGCGCAACGCACGTAGGCGCAGTTTCGGCACGATACCGGCCAGGGCAATGCGAAGATCAGGCAGCCCGTTGACCCTGGCCGTAATCATCGCCCGTCCCCTATGCCGCCGACACACTGCAAGTCGATCGCCACCTTGGCGCCATGCACGTCAATCGGACGCCCCACAATCTCATAGTAGTTGGTTCTCCAAACAACGCGCATACGCTCATGCACGTTCGGCCGGTAGCGAATCCGAAACGTCACTAACTCGGTTGCCTGGTCTTGCCCGGCCGCGAACGCATCACGCCCCGGCCGCGTGTCGACCTTGGCACGGATATCAGCATAGACATCCTCCCATGCCGCCGAAGGCTGCCCGTGCGAATCAACAGCGCTGCTCGCACGCTGCTGCAGCGTGATGAGCTGATCCAGTTCGCCGGCTTGGATGTAGATCATGCCCACACCTTCCACCGATCAAGCAACCCGTCACCGTGGCTAAGCGTCATCGTGAACGTGCCCGCACTGATCTGCTCGCGGAACTTGTAGAGCGTGGCCGTCTTCATCAGTATCCAGTCACACACATCCTGCGGCACTGTAGCCTCGCCCCATGTGCTCGTGAAAAGCACACGCACTGCGTTAGCCGTATCAAGCGTATCTGGCCACTCCACATCAACCGCCGGCAGCACCCACCCAGGTAGTTCGCGATTATCTAGCGCATAGTTCGTATTGCTCCAGGTCTGCAGCACGTTGTCCGCGTCCACATAAACCACAGAGTCAATGGTCGACACATAAGGCCAGGCCAGCATTAGCCCGCCATCAGGGAACGCGTCTAGCGAGCGCTCGAACTGTTGGTCAACAATGACCCGACCAAGCAGATGCTCACACTGACTACGCGCCCCCTTCATCATCCGCGTAATCATGTTGTCATGCGAAGTAATGTCGGCATCCACGCCGCAGACTTCCTTCGCCTCGGAAAGTGTGACCGGTTCCGAACCCGTGACCTGGATTAGCTTTAGGGCCATTACCGCCTCGTGGTCTGAGTGTTCGACCTGCGCGCGTCCTGGGTCGCGCGCGCCCGTAATTGTCCCTGAATTCGGGGTGCAAGTGGTGGGAATGAACGGTTATCTAGCGCTAGCACCACATTGGCCGCCGAGTGCGCGTGCATGCCATCCTGCACCTCCAGATTCGTCACCCCCGCAACACCCAGAACCACGTTTTCGGCGGCATGCGTATGACGCGCATCGGCAATCGCTAGTTGCGAAGCGGAGGTGAGAATGATTTGCTCGGCACTGTGCCCGTGCGCGCCATCCGATACCTCCAGCGTGGGCCCGGCAGATAGGGTGACCTGATCCGCCGCGTGGCTGTGCAGCGCATCGGCAATCGTGAGCAGCCACGAGGTGGATAACGAAACATTGTCTGCCGCGTGGGCGTGCAACGAGTCAGCAACCACCAAAAGCGAATCGCTGGTCAGCGTTACGGAATCAGCAACCTGCGCGTGGGCGGCGTCCTGAATAACTAGGTTCGCAGCCCCGGACACGTCTAGCGTCAGGTTGTCCGCAGCATGCCCGTGCAGAGCATCAGCCGGGGCAAGCGCCGTCGCCGAGGTCAGAGTAATGTTGTCAGCGGTGTGCGCGTGGGAGGCATCAGCAACAACAAGAGCAGCAGCAACTGTTAGAGATATGTTGTCAGCAGCATGAGCGTGCGACGAGTCAGCGACCGCGAGCGCCGTCGATGTCGTCAGTCCGATATTGTCTGCCGCATGCGAGTGGCTAGCATCCGAGATAGCAAGCGCAGTTGCCGAAGTTAGCGTGATGTTGTCGGCGGCATGCGCGTGAGCCGCGTCTTGTATTACTAGGTTAGTAGCGCCACCCACCGCGCTTGGCACCCAGATGCGTTTGGGTGTCGGCGTAAACAGGTACGCCCACGGGTTGCGCGAGAATTGCGCCCCAAACGACTGCGGGTTCCCGCTACCCAGAGCAAAGACGCTAATGTTCCCGTTGTAGTTGCGCTGCGTGCCTGTGTCATCGCCGCACAGGATCAGTTTTCTCGCAACCGCACTATCCGCAGCCGTCGCCCCAGTCCCTGAGGCGACCAAATCACCATCGCGCCATAGCCAGCAATTACCATCAGCGTCGCGCCCGGCGACGTAGCGGTAGATGCGTCCTGGCGTGCATGTCGGGCCAGCAAGCTCGGTATTCCCAAGCGCTACAGATACAGTCTCTGTAGACCTGGCAATAGCATAAAAGCCGGTCCCGGAATCTACTGTGGCATAGCCCCAGAGAATGTTTGCGCTGGAGCCTTGGTTCGTGAATGCCGCGTATTCCGTTTCCCAGGCGAACCAACAAGGCGAGGATGCTGGGGCGAATCCATCAAGACTACGTGGGGAGCCAAAAATGTGCCCGGCGACACCAGTCGTTGTGCGGCGCAGTCCAATCAGATATGTAGTTATCTGATTGTTTTGGAAGTTGGTTGGCGTAGCCCAGGCCAGGCCGCTGCCCATACTCCCAATATTCGACGGCGTGCTACTGCTGCGAAAGTCAAAAAGGACTTTTGGATTTAGCCTTGTAGCAGGCTTTACCGCCTGCGCCGGCTGATGACGCAGGGTGTAGCGCCGAATCGTCGACATCTTTTGCTAGGCGCGACTCTAAGTAGTCGCGCCTACATCAGATTTCGGGGTAATTTTCAGCGTCCACCCTAGTGGCACATTCACGCCCAGTTCATTGCCGACGTAGAACTCACAATCACCAGGAGCAGGCAAATCAACGTCGTTTATCTGCATGTAGTGCGTAGTATTTGCAGTTGTCGCCGCCGCCGCCCGAAACGTACCCATATATTTTTGTTTGTTTGAGGCGCCTGGCACCGTCTCATCATTTGTGCCGTCGATATTCAAGTCGCGGCGATAAAGCACAAGGCCGGTGCTTGTTGCAGCAATGGATGCAGTCGGTGCGATCATCAACACCACGTCGCAGCGCGGGTATCTGGATAGGTTTCCCGTGCCTGACAGGGCCGTGGAAATGTCCGCACTCCCACTGATCCCGCCAGCGGCAATAGACGCACCATTACCGATGTGCGTGATTTGTGTTGAGGTTGTGACCTTGGTTGTCTGGTCAGCCATAATCCTAGCCCGCCTTCTGCAATGGGATAACGTCGGCCATCGGCAGCGCCTCGCGCCAATTCCACGCCCTTTGCCCGATATGGCTCACCAGCTTGCTGGCGTCATGGTCCAGGTACACAATGAACCCGGCCTCGCGGGCCCGCCGGTAGAACGGGTTATCTTCCGTCGTGTAGCTGCTCGACGCCGTATCGAAGTCCGGCAAGAACCACGGCTGCGGGGTGCGCTTGAACACCTCGACCGAAAAGATGCTCACGCCGAATCCAGAATACGCGATCGGCTGCAGACCAGCGGACGCCTCGCGCGTCGGCACTCGTTGTCCGTCAAGACCGATCGCGACGAAGTCCCGCGCCGGCTCGGTCTTGATGAGGTAATTCGTGCATACGATGTCCTGCCGGCGGCCGAGCATGATGTCGATGATCTGCGGCTCGAACGTCATGTCGTCGTCGAGGAACATCAGATGCGTGCGCCCAGCCTCGATTGCCCTCCGAGCCAGTTGCTCTCGGTTCGTAATCCAGTTCGAGGACTCGACGATATCCATCGTCACTTCGATGGTGGCCTCTGGAATCGTCGGAATGTGCTGCGCGCCGATCTTGGCAATCATGCCGGCCAGCGAATAGGCGAACCCCATTGGCACACGGCCTGCCGTGGGAATGGCGATCTGCAGCTTGATGTGGCTCATTGTTGAAACATCGTGATCATGTCGGCCAGCGTGATACCGCCCTCATAGACCAACTGAGCCGGCGATGCATCCGATCCGACACCGGTCGCAAACAGTTTCTCCACCCTATTAGCTGGGCGCTTCCACAGCGCCAGGAGCGCGGCGCGCGTCGAGGCCCCCGCGGCAATCGAGAAGACATCATCGAAGAACTGTCGATGATCGGCACGGAACGGCTGCACGCCGCCAGGGTTCCATAATGCGAACGACACCAACCGATCGTTATTCGCCGCCGACATCGCAGAAAGACCTGATGCAACGAACGTCTTCCCGACATCTGCATTCGGGACCAAGCTCTTCCACACCACGAACGTGGGCGTTGCCGCAGAATTCATGGCATTGACCACCGCGAGATAGTCAGTGCCCGGCCCAGAGGTGAGCGGGGCAAGCACAGGGTCGGCGAGAATGGCTGTTTTGACCGTCGTCAGTTGCGACGACGTTAGTTGCCCCCAAGCCGCCAGCGGCAGAAGCAGGGCGAGAAGGAAAAGGCGGCGGATCATAGTGGTTACCATCCTATTTTCTTCAACACCTTTAAGTCGGGTCCGCAATCTCAACGTCCCACACCGGGAAGTTAACAGTATTTGACCCGTTAGCCGTCAGCGCCTGGCTCGTGCACGTCGTCACGTACAGCAACCGCGTCGCGTCGCACAGGGCGATGTGCGTCGCAGTGCCGCTCGTGTCGATGAGCACGCTCGACTTTGCCGCCATGGTCACCTTGCGCCCGGACGTATCGCCGTTCGCCTTGGTGTAGTCGGTGTTCGGAGTCATGGCTACGTCGGCGAGCTTGAACGTCGTAACCGCCTCGGTTCTCGTGGTCGGCTGCGAAGAACACGCGGTCATGATGTCCGATTGGTCCAGGACATGTACGATCTTTGCCATGGCTTGCCTTTCAAGTCTTCACGGTCGACGTGACGCCAAGAACCGAGCTTTGCACGTCGAGTGTCGTTTCTGTTTTCCCAGCCGGCAGTTGGTCAAGCATCGCCTCGATGGCCGACCGCTGTTCTGCCGTTAGCTCGCGCGCCCAGCCGTGCCCGATGAAACGCGCGCCGTTCTCGATGGACACGACGCGGATGTCACCGCGCTCGTACCGATCTCGGCCGTCGTTGAACGTTGCATCGCAGATGATTGTCTTCATGTGTACCACCTCAATTGATCGTCATGCCGCGCGCATCCGTGTCAGGCAACAGCGGCGACGGGTGCGCGGAATGGTCATACCGAGATTCGATTTCCGCCGCACTTGGTAGCGGCTTGTCAGCGAAGTCGACCTCAATATGACTACCAACATGCTTGATGTCCACACTCACACCGTCATAGCCGTAGAGCCTGCCCTCCGGCTCGCAGCCATCCATCAGGCTCGACACGCGCGGAATACTCAACTCCACCCCGTGCGCAACTGCCATACCAAGCCAAAACTCGACGCAGGCTCGGCCCTTCTCTGCATGGTGAGCATTGGGGTAGGTGAAATCGAACCCGAAGATGCTCAACTTCGACACCCCGATATACATAGCGTATGCCACCGCATAGGCTGCGGTGCTGTTGAAGTAGGCATGTCCGTACCTGTTCACCACGTCTCGCAGCGGAAACTCCACCAGACCCGGATAGCCATTGCATTTTCTGCTGGTGTAGATCGGCCCCGGATGCGTCTTTAACCACGAGAGCATTCGTGCAATGTTGCTGTCAGGTTTGGCTGCGGCGCGCGTCTCTTGGATGCGCACATCATCCATATGGAAAATGCGGTCACAGCGAAACACATCACCCAGGGCGTTGATAGCCCACACCTCGTCGGCGTACCGCCCGCCGTGCCGCTTGGTGATTTCCAACCACTGCGACACGGACGGGCCGAGACCGAGAATGGCGACGTGTTTCGGCGTCGCCGCCGCTGCCTTTTGGATCACGGATTCGACACCGGAGCAACTTGCGGATTGAAGAGCAGCGCACTCACGCTCATGCAGCCGACCGACGTAGTCCCGGTCTTCACTGCGTCGACCGTCACATAGCGTTTCTGGCCGATATAGCCAACACGCTTTGCCACGTTCGCCCCCACGCCCGAAGTCGTCGCCCCAGCGAGCCGAGATGCCAGTGCCTCGGTGCCGAGCAAGTCGGCATCCGCAACGCTGGTCATCGTGCCTGTAACGTCGCCCTCCTTAACGACAAGGGTAACGATCGTCCCAGTGGTCACGATCGCGCCATAGGCGGCGACGAACTCGACGCCACCATAACCCTGCCGATCGATGACCTTGCCAGAAACAGTCGCATTCGCGCCGATGGCCACCGGGCCAACGAGGCGAACCTGCTTCATATTGCTATGCAGTTCGTTCATGATGCTTGATTCCTTTGCGTTAGGTGTCAGATCAGGCCGAGAACTTAAGGAACTTGACCGCCTCGAAATTCATCGCCCCGCCGCCCGTGCGCTTCGTGCTGTAGAACACCACGTAGGGCTTCGCCGTGTACGGATCGCGCAGCGTGCGCACGCCGATACGGTCGACGACGGTGTAGGCCTGTCGGTGATCTCCGAACGACAGCGACAGAGAGCCGGTGGCAAGCGTCGGCATGTACTCATCGACCCGTACCGGATAGCCCATCAGGCGCTCCGGCTGGCCGACTTGCATGCCAGGTTCCCACAGGTAGCGATTGGTCGTCGACTCTTTCAGCAGCCGGGCCTTGGTCCGCACCGCACGCCTCATGCAGAAAATCGCATTCGGCAGGAAATGGTCTTTGATGGCGCCCATCAACGAATGCACGGGATCGAACTGCGTCGAATGGAAA